TCTAAGGATAGAGAACATATCGTAGAGCTGGTCAACATGAGTCTTAAAGATTTGTGGGAATTAGCCTATCAAGAGGGATACAAAGACGGAATGAGTTTTGTGTCTGATGAGGAAATCCTAAAAACGGTAGCGTATTAAGGGGTGTTAGCTCAGATGGTAGAGCAGCAGACTTTTAATTTGTTGGTCGTGGGTTCGAACCCCGCACACCCTACCAAACACAGCAGTGAGAGCTTGCTCGGGGGCAACCCTCGGAGTTAGGACAGGTGCTGACAGACCACCTGTAATCTCACAGTCTGTCATTTCTTAACTTCAACAAGGATTTATCATGGCAACCAAGAAAACAACCAAACCTGCAAAAGCAGTAAAAGAAACCAAAAAACCACACGTATTTGTGTGTACTCCCATGTACGGAGGTATGGCAACTGGATACTACGTCCAAAGTCTACTCAGCCTGAGTCCACTCCTGCAACAACACGGCTACGACATGAGCTACTCTGCCATGTTTAACGAAAGTCTTATCCAGCGTGGCAGAAATGCTCTAGTCAACGCATTTTTAAACCACAAAGCCTGTACTCACCTGATGTTTATAGATGCAGACATTAAGTTCAACCCTGCAGACATTATTCCTATGATTCAAGCAGATGTGGACATCATTGCAGGTATTTATCCTAAGAAAGAAATAAACTGGCAGGGCGTTAAACACGCTGCAGACAAGGGTGAGCCTGTAGATGTGTGGAAAAACCGCACAGGAAGCCTTGTAGTCAATTTAAAAGACTATGTTTCTACAGTAACAGTTCCTGCCAACAAACCCGTAGAAGTGTGGAACGCTGGTACAGGATTTATGTTAATCAAGAGGTCTACTTTTGAGAAAATGTGGAAAAAGAAAGTTGTTGGCAGTTACAACAATGACGTTACTTTCACAGATAACTACGAAGTTAAAAACAGAATTATTGAGTTCTTTGCTTGTGCTATAGAACCAGGCACAGAAAGACTGTTATCTGAAGATTTCTTCTTTTGCTGGAAGGCTAGAGAAGCAGGTCTTAAAGTATACGCAGCTCCCTGGGTGCAACTAGGGCACGTAGGAAGTTATTTATTTGAGGGCGGGCTACTCCCAGCACCATGAAATTTACACAAGACTGGTTTTCTCAGAATATCCCAAATTTTGAGTTTGTAAAAGCTAATTTAACTGACAACAAGAGAATCCTAGAAATTGGCAGCTTTGAAGGCAGGTCAACTTGTTGGATTCTTGAAAATATGCTTGATGATAATGGGCATATCTATTGTTTAGATAGTTTTAAAGGTGGCGAAGAACACGTTGATTTAGATTTAACCAGTCTTATTGACGTTTTTCACAACAACGTTCTTGAGGTTAAAAAATCTAATCAAACAATTACAACTATTGAAAATATGTCGTATTTAGGTCTTTCTGCGTTGGTAGTCGAAGAACTAAAATTTGATTTTATTTACGTAGATGGAAATCACTTAGCAAGAGAAGTGTTGACAGATGCTTGTTTAGCTTGGAAATTGTTAGATTCAAAAGGCGTTATTTTGTTTGATGACTATTTAGGTGGTATGGAAGTAAAACAGGCAGTAGATGCGTTTATTTACGCTTTCAAGCCAAAAGTTTTATTTCAAAATTACCAATTAGCCATAATAAAAGAATAAAAACGATTATTAGGAAAACTGATTTTTCTTGGTGGCGGGGAGGCTAAATTCGTTTTGAGAATTATCTCTTCTTGGCAGTGCGTGCTGCTTTACGAAAAGCATCTGCTGTTGGGTAACCCGCCTGTCCAGGGCGCTTGGCAGGTAATCCCGCCTTTCTTCTATTATTTATGTTGTAGTACAACCCACGTTTTGCTTTAGGTGTTTTAGACAATTTGCGCCCCACCTTTTAGTTGAGCTATCGTTAATCCTCCTGCGTACTGGAAGTGAGCAAGCTCTTTAAAGTGAACCCACTTACCTGCCCACTCTAGTCCTGCCTGTTCACCCAGCTCACCAACCTTTTGCCACACAGGATGGCTGCCGTCCCAGTCTGGTTTGCCATCTACCAAGGGTACAACATCAACAGCGCAACGATAGTTATGATAGCTATCTCCAGCATTAGCGTTAGTAACAATTTTGCCAGGTGCAGTGCGACCTTGAGCATAGAGACTAGCTTGGCTTTCGTTATCTCTGTAAGTTGATGTGATGAGTAAGTCAATTCCAGCATCCTTACATAAGGCAATGAAGTTTTCGACCTTTGTTTTAACTTCTGGAAGTAATTCATTTAAGTCTCTTGAGTTAATCATTTTTTCTCCGATGGTGTTGAGTTGTGAAGCATTGCATCCTTGGCTTGTGAACCTGCAGAGCTACCAAAGTAAAAAGACATGATGGCTGTCCAAGCCGTTCCTAAACTACCGAGCATTAAAAGTAGTGCGTCTGATGTTTTGAACGTTTCCATCATCAATCCTACCAATATACCAAAAAACCCTATAGTGACCAATATAGCGAGGACGGGTGGAATAAATGAGTGTGTACTTTGCTGCATATCTCTGGCTGACTTTCTGTCTGCTACCGCCAGTTGCTCGAAGTCCAACCCCAGTTCCTGCGCTTTTGCTTTTAAAGCAATTTCAGCTTGTTGCACAGATGCTATTTGTTCAGCAGTTAATTTGCCATCTGAAAGCATCTTTTGTGCATCATCTTGTGATACACCTAAAACTTTAGATACTGCTTCATAGGCAAGACCGCCAAATGGTCCACCAAGAGCAGTGGCAATAGTTGGTGCGATAGTTTTTAGCCAATCCATGTTAATCCTCACAAAATTTAGGTAAATAACCAGTCTCTCTAAAGATTTTAAAACACTCTAGTTCTTTAGGATTTTCTTCAAAAGTCCTGTGGAACTTAATATACCAACGTTCTTCTTTCTTTCGCTCTTCTGTCCAAAGATGTATCTGGTACATCAAACCGCCAATGGTAAACGCAACGACAAAAACAGCAATACAGATTGCGACTCCCACTTTAAATTGCCCCGCCCGAATACGCCTTTGGTGTATCCTGAGTTGTTCCTTTTTTTTTCTTCTTTGTCTAAACGGGCTTGCTCTAAAATGAGTCTTGACCTTTCTTCTATAAACTCACTGTATACTGCGCCCAGCTCTGGTGGAGCTTCATATACCAACATTTGTCTCAAATCGTATTCTGCTTGTTCTAATTGTTTTCTACGCAGTACATTCTCAAGCGCAATAGCTTGCAGAGATTTGCCTTTAGGTGGATTCTTCTTTAACTCAACATCTGCTTTTATTGCTTTGTCTTGATGGTCAAAAAAAGAACCTAAAGCGTCACCTAACTCATTAACAATCTTGACGACTTCACCGCCCGTAGATTTAATTTCTTTATAGGCAGCAACTCCGCTTTTTACAGCAGAGAACGCCATCATCGCTAACGTAAACGGGTCTATAAACCCTCTCCAGGAGTAAAGTAGCACTCTGAAGCTGACTCACCAATAAAAGCAATATACAAAGGATTAGACGGGCTAAATTGGTATGGTACGGTAAACACTTTAATTGTTCCTGGTACAGATACTAAAGCGTATTGCGGAGAACCGTTTGCTGGAGCTGTGCAAGTTATTGATGCGTTTGCACTAACATTAAAATAAACAGGATAACCAGTAGCACCAGTAGGCTGATGATTAGCAACGCATATTTGGTTGCAGGGACTATCTGGTGTAATTGTTATGGTTTGAGTAGACGTAGTAGCATTAGCTTTGTACGTCTTTCCCATACTTTGAAAAGGAATATTATTAGCCATTAGTACACCTTCTTACCAGCACCAGATGTAGGTGATTTTTTAGTGTCATAACTAGGAGTTCCGGAAAAATCAAACACAGAACGAAATCCTCCTTTTGGCAAAGTGCCAGGAGTCCAACGCTCTGCACCCATAGTTCCATCTCTAGGAAGTTGAGGTCTAGTAGATTTTGCTATTTGTTGATTGACTTCATGGGGTCTCTGGTGTTTAGAGTTAGCCATGTTTCCATTTTCGTACGAATTTTTATTCGTCCACTGATTTTGTCTGTTGCTGCTTGGCATTACTTCTCTCCTTGTTGGTTACTACCAGATAACTGAATACTACGAATATACCTAATGTCACTACCCTTGTCCAATCCCCTGCCCACATCGTGTAACAAGCTAGACCACAACTCATGCCTAGAGCCAAAATCGTGATAAGCCTGTCTGAGATGACCTCTAATGCTAGACGTATTAATGCTATTGAATCCATAATTTACCCCTTTATCTTGAAAGGTTATAATCATATCATCAAATCTATTTATCGTCTTCATCTTCATCCATGAGGAAACCTGCGCCCCATTCATCATCTGAAAACTTAGCTTTCAACGCCTCTAGCTTGAGTGCCCGGTCAATAATCTTTGTTTTGTCAGTGAGTGAGGCAGTTGGGTCAATCATAGTAGACTTAAGAAGTTCAGAAATAGCCTTCTCAAGCTCTGGATTGATTCCCTTATCGGCTTTTTTCTTGCTCATCTGCAACCCCATCTACGTCTAGCCGCTTTTCCACGCTCTCCAGACCAG